CACCGGTCGCACCTCTTCTTCGGTCCGCTGAGGGGGTGCTCGGCTGCTCTGATTAAAGGGCATGCTGTTCATCTGAGGACCTGAAGGGCCCTGCTGTTGTGCAGGCTGTCTCTGTGCCCCAGAATTCATCGCAGCCCCTACGAAATTACCAAAACCCGGTCCAGCCTGATTGGCCGCCGCTGTCGCAAATTGCTTCATGAGATCCGGATTGTTTCGCAGGATATCATCCATGCCCGGCATCTTAGACTTGAAATACGTATTCGTAACGTGGAACATCGCAGCGGAGGCACCGAGTGTCATAACAAGACGTACTTCAGGCGGCATCTTTCCAGCATCCTTGTATTTGTCATATAACTCCTCAAAAATCTCGTCATAATCCTCAGCATTCTCGTGGACAGACTCAGACCAGCCTTCTAGATTTACGTCAAAGGGATTAAACCGATTGTTCAAAAACTCAGCACCTGTCGCAAAAGTCATAAGCATATTGCGTTGGAACTTGAGGGAGGATTCTAGATTGCGGGAATCTACAACACGACCATACTCGGCCTTGATTTCATCCAGGGAGTTGGCCATTGTCATGCGCTGGCCACCCATGCCCTTGGATGAAAGACGCATCATGCGGGTCAAATAAGAGTTCTTCTCCCGATTTTCGTCTTCCACTGACATTTGAGGCTCGGCGGGCTTTGAAGAGACTGTGCCTGAATTAATATCAAAACTGATGGGCTGCTGGATAGGCGTGCGGAAAGCATCATTGTTTCCGAAGTTGGGGATTTCCACCTTCTCTCCTCCACTACCGACCGTCTCCATGTTATCCAGATTTACAAACTCCAGATTTTCGCTGAACCCCCCTCCACCACCACCACCATCAATTGTAATTGTAGGACCAGATGAACTTTCCTGCCGGGTACCAATGTTGATTTTGTTTGTGTTTGTCAGCAGAGACATACCCATATCGTCTGCTAGATCGCTGATACCGCCAATCTCAATCTCGTTGGCCTTCTTTGCAAATTGAATCAATTCTTCGGGTCCAGGTCTAGAACCGCCGAAACTTACCGACATCTTCTGTTTCTTATTTCTAGACTATTTGGCTTTTCTTTACGCACTCTCCATTTGGAGAGTGCTAGTCCTCAGTAGCCACCAGTTGCTTCGCAACAAGGGGCTAACTTTGTAGACGCATGGACTTCGTGCCCGCCAGTTGTCCTCAGTAGCCACCAGTTGCTTCGCAACAAGGGGCTAACTTCGTAGACGCAGGAGACGCAGGACATCTTAGAACAAATCCACTTGAACTGTAATATCGTGTGCCAAGTTAGGACTTCCACCGCCAAGATTAACATAACTTAGATATACGTGAATAAAATCACCCACAGCAAGTGATAATGAAGCATTATAAAATGTAGCAAATTTTGTAGTTCCTGAAATTGTTACTGTAAAAGAAGTATCTACTCTAATTCCAGTAGAAACAGGTGTATGTTGAATTAAAGCAGTTACACTATTTGTTGAGGAAGGGGCTATACGAGCAAACAAATTAAATCCGCATAAAAGAGCAGGCTGTTGAATACGAAAATAGGCTGCTGTTGTGTCGGGATCAGGAAATGTGTTATTTTTAACTTCTTGTGTTCCGGGCCACATCCATGCTCCATTTGAAGCCGTTAATATATTACCTTTAAGACCATAATACATCATTAACGGATAAATATAAACCGAAAATCCCTTGCTACCAGCAGTCTTTGTAACTAAATCTACACCAGGTCCAACTTGAATACCCGATGTTGCTAAAAATGTTGGGTCAGTAATAGTCGCAGGATTTGTCTGTAAGATATCTGACGCAGTATAACCCTGTCCTGAAGTAGGTTTAACACACCCCACTGTTGTTGCTCTTAGTTGAGCAGAACCAATATTTCCTGAATCAGCAGTCTCAACCCCTACATATGAGCCGGTTGATGCTGTATCTGTTGGCTGAGCCATATAAATATTTACATCACGAAGACTAATCTGATTTGAGCCGGTCACAATCAAACAGCGTTTATTACCTTTTCCATTTGAATACACATTGAGCGTTGTACCTTTGATTGAGTTAAATGAGAATACACTGGCATTTAATGCTCCTGTCCCAGATGCTTGAACACAATAGACAGTTGAAGTCAAACCAACAGCCATTGCTGAGTTTCTAACAGAGATAACAGTAGTACGAATTTTAGCAGTCTGACTGCTAGTGCCACCAAATACGATTGCTTTTAGAATCACATTATCAGTTGAACCAGTACATGTTAGATTAATTGTACAATCCTCCAAACGGCAGTTCTCCCCCATCGTAATCATAGTAGTTGAAGAAGTCACATTCATTTGAAGAATAACGGTTTGAGTATTCAAGCCACGCATAGCAGTACCATCTTTTAGAGTTATGCCTGAAGCAAGTGTGTAGGTTCCAGGCATAATCCAGACTGTTTGGCCACTTGATGATGCTGTAACGGCTGCGCCTACTGTGAGCCATGCTGAACCGCCTACGGAAGCAGTTGAATCATTTCCATAGACAGAATCTACAACGAGCACATTCCCACGCAAAATAGTTGAACCAGATGCTCCTGTTGCTCCTGTTGCTCCTGTTGCTCCTGTTGCTCCTGTTGCTCCTGTTGCTCCTGCTGGTCCTTGTGGCCCCGCTGGACCTGGACAGCCTGTGCCCAATAAAGCACGTGCTCTACGTAAATCTGTTAATTCTGAAGAACTTGGCATTGTGTCCCTTACTCGGGTAAATAAAAAAAATTTATATTTTTAAGAAATATTGCTCAAGATAGAGGCATGGGTGTAGCAGACACACTTCTTGTTAAGAGAACAACTGAAATTTCCCTCTTTATTCAACTAATTACTGGAATTTTAAGTGCCCTTGGACTTACCATAGAATTAGATGAAAGCGACCAAATCTTGCAAGATATCCTAGGTTTAGAATTAATTGTACAAATAATAGAATTTGGATTCTATATTTTCTTTGTACTACATTTTAATCTTGAAACGCTGGCAACAAGCAGATATAATGATTGGGTATTCTCCACACCAACGATGCTTTTTTCAATGGCAGCCTATTTTTTCTATGAAGAACAGAAGGAAAAGAATATTGTGAAAAATAATCTGCTAGAATTTACTCTAGATAATAAATGGCCTCTGCTAGAAATATTCTTCTTTAATTTTTGTATGTTAGCCTTTGGCTTCCTCGGAGAAACAGGCGTAATTGACCGGTATACTGCGTTAGTTCTAGGAACAGCATGTTTTGCTCGTTCATTTTATGTTCTCTATAAAGAATTTGCTGATAAATCAATAATTGGTAAACAACTTTTCGGTATACTCTTTGTAATTTGGGGTCTCTATGGAGTTGCTTTTATGACACCTGTAGTTCAGAAAAATATCGGCTATAATATCTTGGATATCATAGCAAAGAACTTCTTCGGATTGTATTTGTATTATAAAATTTCAGTACAAGGTAAGGCCAAAGGGAACAAAGTAGATGTTTAGCCGAGGCACATCTGTGACCAAAGGGAGTAAGGTAGGGCTTTAGGCTCAGCCCAAAGTCATTTGTAAAGTATCCGCCAAATCATACTTTTTAGAAACACCATTAAAAAGCAAAAGCCAAGGAGCAGCCACTGCTGGTTTCGCCGTAGACCATGCTGATAACTTCTTTTCTATTCTGCCGAGCGTTGCATCTTTCCTTTCCTTGTATTTATCCGAACCAGCAGAAATTGCATCGCCCTTATTCTTCGCACCCGGATGAACAAACTCAAAGGTGCCAGTCCATCCATCTTTCTCCAAGATGTATCGCATTAATGAATAAATTTGCATTTGAATATCGCGCAAAAGTGGAGCAATACTTTTCTGATTTTCAATTCGCACAATGGATGCTTTCTTGAGGATAGGGATGCGGGATTCTACAAAAACCCGAATTTTCCCAAATACATCTGAGGGACTCATACTCTTTACTTTAGCAGCCTTGTAAGGCATCAAATAGAACTTGGCCACTTCTTCTAGCAGAGCCGCTTTTGTCTTCTTTTTCGCATCAGTCCATCCTAGTTCGGTCGCAAATTCACGAATTGTTGCAACAGTCTTAATCTTCTCGGGGTCAATAGCAGTAAAACCCTTGAAGCCCTTCTTGCCGCATTTCTTACAGAGTAAAGCTGCCTCGGAAGATGTACCCTTATAAGACCACGAAGCCGGTCCCTTACAGGATTGAACGGCACATCGTGTAGATAACTGAGCAGACGAATCCGAAACTAAATTGAAATTCTCCCACAGTAAAATATCGGATATCTGCTGGTTTCCACTGAGGTCAGCCAGTACACTTGCTACGCAGATTCCTAAATTCTTAATACCAGGATCAATTGCCACAATTGTCCGCATCATTACTCTAATGAATCGGACATTTATTTAAGCAGTCTATTATGTAGGATCTTCTGTGCGTTGCATAGATGATGGAGTAGTAGGTGCATTTGTATTCGTATTTGTATTTGTATTTTGTACTGGATTTGAAGTCCGTTGAGACCAAGTAACCTGTTCTAATGTATCAAGTCTATCATATATAGAATTTAAACTAAAAAACGTATAACATGATTGCATACATTGTAATGCAAAACCAAGCGTACAACTTAAACCTATAATAACACTAATATCCATTTATCCCCTATTTTTACGACTTCTTTGTTTACGAGTTCTCTTTCGCAGTTGTTTAGTTTCAGGAATAGGCAACAAAGTAGGTTTCGCATTTAATTTAAAATAATGCGGCCGCCGTCTTGTATAAACTACCTTTGGTAGAGCCTGAAAAATTTTAGCAAATTCCTCGGCTTTTTCTGGATTCGTATATGAAAAATATTCCTTTATAAAAAAAGATTTATTACGGGGGTCTACTCTTGTCATGGCATTTCTAAACATAGGCCGCGATTCTGGTGTAAATTCACTTGCGATTGGACGGCCCGGTTCCCCGATACCATATTTGAATGCGTTCATCTACTTTCAGCAGTTAAATTGTTCGGATGAATTCCCAGCCCAAGTCAACGCAAATCTTCTGCCAGATGTTATCTTGCATATAGAGTTTTTCATGACTTTTGAGCAGGGGAAAACACGGCAAGAAATCATCCAATTCCAGCAGTTGACAAAACTTGTATAAGACGTAAGAATACGACAAGAAATTGGACCGACCCCGCGGGCAATGCCGAATGAATGATGGCTGAATTTCCTTGAACATATACCGCAGTTTATCCTCCATTTCGCGTGACATGGTGGGGGCACAGAATGCATTCATCCGGTGTAAAATGTGCGGGATATGCTCGTAGAATTTGTTCAAATGGAGTTTCTTTAAGACCTCCCGGAGTTTTTGAGGTTTGAGCGTACGTGGGTCAGTAATACGCTCCTTCTTGATTTCAGCCAGTATATTCTCATATACATCTGCTGGAATCTCAGTGCTTTCTTTGGCTTGGAACTGAGCCAACCATTCATTAAAATGGTTAATCTTCTTATAGGCAAAGTATGAGATTTCACGGGGCGGGTCCTTATATGACGGCTTCTCAGAATCTACCAAAATAAAGTCCTGATAGCCACACCCCGGGCAGCCCAGAGTTGCCTCAGTATGATAAAAGACCATCTCCGTTTCGCAATGCGGGCATGCACCAAAATCAGGTTCTATGCCAGATCCTG